TAATCTATTTTGAGTTACCCATTCTTCAGCAATTTCATTTGCATCACTAAGAATTTTAAGTTTTTCTGGAGAAACTTCTCTTTTAGATTTAGTTTCTCGTTCTTCTGGTCGTTTATGCTTAGAAATAATCCTACTTCCGTTATTTTTTTCCAATTCAATCAATGGTCGTAATACAATTCCTTCTCTCCATAATCCTTCACCTATTCCATTCTTAATTGCTTGAGATGATGGAGCATCTCGTTGTGCATCTAATTCTTTAATATCAGTTGAGATTTTAACATACGAGATAAAATCTAAACCTAAATCAAGTACATACTTTTCTGCTGCTGGCATGCTAAGCCATTTATTCCCAATCTTAACATCAAATGCACAAAACTTTAATTTTTCTCCATAAATTGCAGATTTTCCTTGACATTTTCCACCATATCCTTCACCATATATAATAGTCTTAACCACATTAATTTGTGATTCAAACTTCTTTAAGAGTTCTTCTTCATTAAATAACTTAATAAACTCTGCGTGCTTGTTACCACCAGAAAAAAAAGTAATTTTTGGTTTATCATCTGGATCGAATTTAATATGGGAATTCGAGCCATGAAGCTTTTCTGATGCATAACATTCTTTGAACATCAAAATTTCTTGATTTTTATAAAGATTATCTATATGTAAATATCCCATAACATTATTCCTTTCTTTTGCTATTTCTAATTATATTATACAGGCACTCCAGCCAAATGTACACAACAAAATGAAACTATTTTCATTGTTTTAATTGCTTCCGAGTTTCTTCTAATATTAAATCCTCAATTTCTTTTGGTATTTTTGTCATATCAATTAACTCTGAATTAATCTTAAATTGCTTAGCTGCTGTATTATTTTCTTTTAGTATTTTAAGAACTTGAGCGGGGAATTTAGATAATGTTAAACATTTCTTTTTACCATACCCAGGTAATATATGTGGAATATTATCTGAAATATCGCCAAATAATATTTTATAAAACAAATATTTTTTACTAGAATCGAATTGCCCATCCATTACTGTTTCCAATGAAACTCTTTCACCCATCAAATCTACTAAAATAGTCTTATTGTCTTTATCTAAAAGTTGAATAAAATCATGATCATTAGCAATAATTACATTTCTATCTGCTTTACTATGTTTAACAAGGGTTGCAATAATATCATCACCCTCTACTTTTTTACATTTGATTTTTATCAACTCAATAGGATTATCAATCTTTTTAATTATGAAATCAGATTTCAATAAAACATTATATACATATTCAAAAACTTTATGAATATTAAAAGGTTGTGGTTTTTGTTGTATTCTACGTTGAAGTTTATATTGATTATATTTTTCTACCCGCCATAATGAATCTTTCTTAGAATCAAATGCAGCCCAAATCCTTTGATTTGTGATATTTACTGGATCTATTCCCATTGCATAATAAGTTTCATTTATTATATTTTTAGTTAGAAAATTGAAACCAGAAGTAAATCTATAATCCAAAATCTCCACAAACTCAGAATCTTGAATTAGATCAATATCATCACCTTCCTCAACATCTTTTATTTTTTTTAATTGAGAGACTGCACCAAAGATATTATAAAAAATAAAATATGATGTATCAAGAAAAAAATTTATATTCATAATATTTTACAACTTTCGTCGTAAAGAAAGATCCAATGCTTTAGCGTGGATAGGACGTCACACCTTCTTAGATGATAATTCACCATCAGATTTTAGTTCCTTAAGAGAATCTTTTAGTTCCATTGAAAAAATTGATTTACTCTTGATTAATAAGTTAATTAAATCTAATATTGTATTTTTATTAATGACATCATAAGATCTTAATTTAAATTTGTTTGGAATAATATTTAATAATTGAAAGGTATTAATATCAAAACATAAAGGACTTTTAAAATTATTCAATGCTTTGATTTGTTTAATTGTTAATTTTACTTTACGATGTTTTTTGTTATAGATCGTCTTAATTAAAATTTCAATAACATTATGATTTTTTGTACAAACAGATAATTTTCCACTACCAATTCTTTCCATAATACATATAGAAAGGGTTAATAGTTTCAAATAAGGTTGAATACTTCTATCATTAATCAATGCATCAGAATTTAAAATATCCGGCATATTATCCTTTTAATGAACTCATATATATTTTTATATTACTATTCGATGATTCTAAATTATCAGAATAACAAAATTTTATTTCATAAATTATAATAGATTTATCTGTAATAACACACTTCAAACTATTTTCTGTAGTATATTTATTGAGAAGATTAATTATCCTAAGTCTATCAAGATCCAATATTATTGTATCATCATAATCAGTTTGTCCATTAATAATACCAAAAGACATTTTTAAATAATTTGATAAAGTATTATTTGAAACTAAATTTTCTAACATCATAATTTTTGGTTTCTCTTTATCTTGAAAAACCTTAAACTTAATTGCAGATGAATCAGATAAAACAGAAGCATTATTAATAATTTCAAATAAATTCTCAAAGTTTATATCAAAAACTATTCTAGGAATAAGTTCTGTTTTAATTACGGTATCTATATATTCCCCGATAATTTCCTCTTTGATACATGTTAATTTAAAATTTAAATCAGATGATGAATATGTTAATTGATATTTTATTGGATCAAACTTAAATTCAATTTGATTAATTTTTTGACTACGTATAATAGAATCAAGAATAATTTGAATCTTATCAAATCTATTAAACGGAAGATTTACTTCTTCATCTGATATACAACAATCAGAATTAATTTGAATTCTAGATATAGTGGTTTTTGTATATATACTCAATCCAGATTTAGTAATAGTTAATTTACCACCTGGAACAAATTTCCGTACACAATCTAAAATATTATAAAATAATTTTAAATCATTGATTTTAATTATATGTTTATTCATTAAATCTTGATTTCACTTAGATATTTTTCTATTTCATCTTGCACTTCATCTAACCTTTCTTCTTCTTCTTCTTCTTCTTCTTCTTTCTTTTCTTCAGGAACATTGTCCTTTGGTTCTTTATCAATTACAGCAGGTTCTTCTGTATCATTAAAAATCTCTTCAACTAAATTTTCAGATACTGGAATTTTGATTTCCGCAGATTTATTTTTTTTAACTTCTGGTGTTACTTTTACTTTAGAGCTTTTTGTCTTAGACTTTGACTTTGGCTTTGGCTTTGGTTCTTCAATTTTATTAAATATAAAAGGTTCAGGTGCGGTATCATTTTGGTTTTCTGATAAAACTTCTACTTCTGGCTTTACTGTTTGTTCCGTATTAATTATATTATTCTTGTTTAATATAGGTAAAACAAAATTATTATAAAATTCTTCATGTTTTACTTCATCAAATGCTTCATAGAAATCTTGATCAAATTTCAATGGTTTAATTTGTTCTTCCAAAAATGTTTCAGCATCAAAATCTGAAATAAGAGATTCTTCTCTATATAAAAACTTAGAATGAACATCAAAAACATTATTAGTATTTACATTTAAAATAAAATCATATCCCGCTTGAGTAAAATTATTAAAATGTAAAGATAAATCTTCTTTATTCTTAAGATATTTTTCTATTTTGATTCCAGTATCATAATTATTAAACATCAAAATTCTTACTTTACCGTTATTATTAGGATTTTCAGAATCAGAAATAATATATACAGGTATAAAAGTTTTCCATTTCTTACGAAGAGTTTTAATTACTCGTTCAATTTGGAATTTTTCCCGTTTATCTAAAATTTGATTATCTTTCTTACGATATAATGTATTCACAATTTGGCAAATTTTACATTTTGATTCACCAGATTTAATTCCCAAATATTTTGAAGTTGGACAAACAGTAAATTGAGATTCCATTAATTGTTCATCAGTATCAGAAGAAATTTCTGTATATACATTATGAATACCCTTAACAATCCAAGGAGTTACTCGATTGGATAATTTATCAGTGAACCGTAATAATCGACAAACAATACTTTGTCCAGTTTCAAATCTAACAACCCGATCATCACCAATAAATTTAAATTTATTTTCACTAAGAGTGTTTAATTTATCATCATCATTTAACGAAAACCTATTCATATTACTTCTCTCCTTCTTTTATTTCTTTATCAATAAAATTTAAAAATATATCTAATGTTTTAAATCTTTTTCCCAATGTTATATTACTAAAATTATATAGTTCAATGATTGTTTTTTTAAACTTTGTTTCTATTTCGGTGATGATATATTTTTGAATAATTCTGATTTCCTTTAAATCTAAAAAACAAAATAATAAAACAATTGAAAATTTATTCTGTAAAACCAATGTTGAAGAAATTGTTATAAAATGAAGTTTATTTTCAAATAAAAATTTAGAAAAAGGCATTTTCTTTTTAATACAAACATCTATTAAGCCCTTAAGACTTGAATAAAATAACATATTATTATGACGGTTTAATAATTCTTGATTATTATCTGCTTCAATACTTTTTTTATAAGAATTAATAAATTCCCATCTCATAAAAAATTTTGGACTAATAAATAATTTTTTATTAATATCATATTTTTCTTGAAATGTGAAATAGATATATGAAAAATAATCTTCATATAATTCTATATTATTTCGTTTTAATATTTTAGCTAACTCATCATATAATTCAAAATGTTCAATATAGAATCTATGAGCCAAGGTATTTATTTGAATTTTAAAACCAATATCTTCAGGAAAAAGTGTCTTTGGTATTCTATGTTTTTCCTTATCAAGTCTTTGTTGAATTTCTGTTAATCGATTAACTAAAATAAAACTTTTACAGACCATAAATCCAGGTTTATCAGATATTGCCATACTTTTTTAGTTTTCTAACTGCTTTTAAAAAAAACTTTTTATTTTCAAATATTTCTTCAGAATATTTATAACTCAAAATCTCCATCAATTCTCTAACACTAAGTCCAAAATTCAAAGCAAAAGTATTTAAGTTTATCTCATTATTTTTTACCTTTTCAATAAATCGTTTAATGACATTTTTATCTCGTTTTAAATTAAATTGTTTCTTAAGATATGAAATAATAATATCACAATCAATTTCTTGAAATGTTTTTTTTTCCGGAGATAAAATTGATTGTGTTAAAACCTTTAAGTTAATAATATCTGGAGTTTCAATAACTACTGGCATATATCCTCAATTCTTTTACATTTTCATTAATTTTCCAAATACATCTTCTGTATTTCTTGATTTATTATATTCTACCATATCACCTTGAGATTCACCAGAAGAAAGTAAAAGTGAATTATAATTAATATGAAGTTGGCGTTTGATTCCTATAATCCCACCTAGTCTATTCTTCATATGCTTAAAATTAATCAAGCTTTGTTCTCTATCTGTATCTGATTGCCAAAATGCGGTCAAAGCATCGGCATGATGTGCGACTGCTCTGCTTTCAGCTATATGTTGCATACCAGGTTCACCAGTATATCCTTCAGTATTAAATTGGGTTGGAGCAATAATAGGAGCTTCAAATGTATAACTCATCGCTCTGGTTTCTTGAGCAACGGCTCCAATTCTTTCATACATATTAGAATCAGATGAAATTGAAAATGGCAACATTAAATTTAAATAATCAATAAGAATAACTGTGGGCTTGAATCCAATAAGACCTAGTCTTTCAATAAATAATCTTATTACTGCAGTTGTCATTGTTCTTGGTGGGAATTCTTTAATGATTAATCCAGTATTAGAAAATTTTTCTCTCAATGTTTTGAAATGCTCCCTAGCATTTGAAAGATTTTTATCTACATCGTTAACTTTAATATTAAGAATATTTGCATCGATTCGTTGAATATAAATATTTTGGTCGATTTCAAATGTTATAATTAAAACCCTTTCACCATTGTTTATGAAATTCTTTGCTAGGTTTGTTAGAAGAGCAGTTTTACCAATTCCTGGCATTCCAACTGGAACCCAGAGACATTTACCTTTTCTATATAATCCACCCACAAACTGTGAATCAATATCTCTAATGCCCGTTGGTATCCGTTCAACAGATTCTGCCATTGCCATCTGATGTGCCTCTGGATCAAAACAATCAATTCCTATATCTTGATCTATATCAAAATTCATTACATTTCCAAATCTTGATATTAACTTAGAAACATCTTTACGTTTTTCTATATTATCTAAATTATCAACGATTGTAAAATATATGCCACGTCTCCGAACAAATTCTTTAATTGTCTCATCTGCAAATTTTGGAGATTCTATATGGATTCTAGATTCTAATGCTTGATTTAATTTTTTTAAAATCGATTCAGTATTAAAAGAATGATTTTCTGAATATTTAGAAATTAATCCAGAAAGGATATTAATAGTGGGGAGATCACCAAATCTTTTAAAATATGCAACAACAAGTTTAGATATTGTCTGATATTCTTTATCTTCAAACCATCTCTCATCAAAAATTGAAATAATAGATAAAATATGAAGTTTGGAACAAAGAATTCTATTAATAACCAATTGCTCTGTTATATCTCCAGGTAATTCTAAAGGCTTAGATTGTTTAAACATATTATATAATACCTAAGATTATATCATCTATTCTTATATTTTAAAGCTAAAATACACCAAGCAGTATTTCCAAGGGTTAAAATAATTCCGACAAATACTGAAATGAATTGATGCAAAGAGAAAAAATAAATAATATTCCACCAACCCCAAGCCGAAAAGAATATTTGAACTCTAATAGAAATTCCACGGATCTGTTTATCTTGAAATATTTTTAATACATTTAACCAAACCAATATAGCGCCTATAAACATAAATACTGAATTTAATATATCCATCATAATTTATTATTGAACCTTCACCCAACAACTTCCTTAAATACTATCCCCCCCCTGAAAGGATTGAACCTAATTCTTTTCTATACTGCAGATTTCTTTCACGTAAATATCCTACATTTTTTTCCGCTTCAATACTATTATTAAATAAATATTTTGTTTTTTTCGACATAACATATTTTACCATTTCCCATGAAACAGGTTTCCAATCCCAAATGTGAATTCCACAATCAAATGAATATTTATCAATATATTCTTTCATTCTACCATGACAATGACCATAAAGTTGCCATGAACCATGACAAGAACTTGCCCATGAAACCATTGGATAATGACAAAGAGTTACATCTTGCCCATCAACATTAGTTCTTAATAATCCATCATAAACTTCAGTAAAATTATTTAAACAATACAATGGTATTTTATCATGATTACCTTTAATAAGAATTTTCTTACTTTTTAATGCCGTTAAAAATTTATTATGATTCTTAAAAGCAAAATCCCCCATAATAACTACTCTATCTTTTTTTGCAATAATTTTATTCCAATTTTCTATTATAAGAGTATTATATTCTTCTAATGTAGAAAATGGACCATGAGAATGTTTTATAATATTTTTATGGTCAAAATGTAAATCTGATGTTACAAAATCTATAATCATAATGTTATCCCTATCTTTGAAATATTTAATTATTTAATCAAACTACAAATATTATGACGAATAAACTCCAGAATATTTTTAGCATTTTCCGCGGCTTGATTATCTATCTGTTGCTTTTTTTCATAATCAGGTGAAACTATATACGGATTTTGTGAAAAACTACCAACACCATCATCTGGATTTTGTTTATCCCACATTTCTTTTGCATCTTTCCGAGCTGCAATTTGGCCCATAGTATTACGTTGTTCAAAAATGCTTGAATTGCATTATTAGACGCCCACTTTAAAATATATTCTGCACATTCAGCATTATTCATAATATTTTATCTTCTAATTTATCTAATTTTTTATTTTCTTCTAATCTCTTTTCAAAATCTTCTTTCACTTGTTTGGCCATATCAAACCAATATTTATATTTCCACCAATTCTCTCATTATCAGTTTCTAAAATTTTGATTTTTGTTCGGGATTTGTCCAATTCAGTTGCAAATCGCCTTGCTAATTTCCACCCAAGTTCATGAAATTCCGTTGCACTTAAACCATTATCATCTATTTGATCTATTTCTTCAATTGCAGTTCGTTCTTTTATAATAACCCCCAAGAAACTCAATTCTCAAAATCAATTTCAATATGTTCTCTTATAGATCAACGATACATAATAACCCAGCGACCGAATTCTTTATCAAAAACTTGCAAAAGATGTTCATAATCTCCAGATTTCATTCTCTTTAAAATATCTTTTTTATTCATACCAAATTGATCTGCCCATTGTCCGGCACAACCTAAAAGATAATATGCATTTCCATCTGGCCCTTGTTAAATCTATTTCGAATCTTTTTTCTTTCTTTTGATCTTTAGTTACTATCATATATTTTATTCCTAATTTTACTTAATTACTAAAATATGAATACTTTTATCATCCCAAGTTTTTGACAAATTTTCTTTAATGAAATTTGCATATCGTTTAGATTGAGAATTATCCAAATCAAATTCAACAAATACTGAATAAAATAATTTAGGATTATTCGATTGTTCAACTATAAAATCAATTTCATGATCAATAGCTTTGGGAAACCTATGCTTTAAAAATTTAAAATAACGGTTGACTTCATTTTTTAATATACGAATATTAAATTTTCCAGTAATTTCTTGATCAGATTTCTCAAGTAATGGTGTTATTCCCAATTCAATTTTATCACGCATTTTACCCCTTTAGTTTAACTCTCTATCTTTCTGTTTATGGTTATATTATACAGGCACTCCGGCCAGATGTACACAACAAAATGAAAATAGTTTCTACGTTGGGGATCAACGGCTTAGGTTTGGTACCTCCGCTTGGAATTGAACCAAGGACCTCGTTCTTATAAGGGACGTGCTCTAACCAACTGAGCTACGAAGGCATTATATAAATTGGAGCATCTAATCAGATTTGAACTGATACCTCATGGGTGGAAACCACGAATGCTAGCCGTTGAACACCATAGATGCATATAAATTATAAGGCAAATTCTGAAGTCGAATCAGAAAACTTAGATTCTGTAATTCAAAATTCTTATTAAATTCTAAACACTAGAAATCTATGTGATGCCGTTTCACTATTTGCCATTAAAATTGGTGGATCTGGTGGGATTCGAACCCACGTGTATTAAAAATTCCACTTAATTCTTTTCACATGCTTATTATAATTATTCTTCTAAAATTATAAAATAGATAAAACATCTTTCAGTTTTCATAGCATCATATTATAAATATGCAATTATTGAGTTTAGTATCTCACAAACATCTTATAATAAAGACAAGTTACTACTAAGATAATCTCATAACTAATCTCTCACAACCTCAAGCTGCGAGTTGGTATTCTTCTGTGTTAGCAGTTGAATGTTAATCGATTTTTAAGGTGGCCATTCGATTAACCACCGCATGAAATTAAGTTTCTTTAATTTAATATCGAAACCATATCAGACCCAAATTGGTAGCGGGGATTGGATTTGAACCAATGATGAAAGTTTATGAGACTTTTGACTTAGTCCTAACTAGTCGACCCCGCAATTTAAATTCTATAATCTTAAAATATCATCATCTGAAGATATTTCAGATTTACCCTCTTCTTTATCTATATCTATCTTACCAGGAATATCCTCAGCAAAATTACCATATTGCATATCAGCCATAGATTTCTCATTTAATTCCTTTATAAATGATGACCAGATTTTATCTGTTATTTCACCATCATAAAGTAATGTAGCTTCTCTAATTTTCTTTCCATTTTCATAAGTTGGCACTGCATACCAACCCTTACTTGGTTGTTGAATATATCCATATTTACAAGCAATATCAATAAGTCCAGTATATTTTGAAGACCAGCCACGTTTGAAATCAATCTCGACAATTGTTTCAATAAATGGAATAACAATATTATTCTTAATTGCCATAAACTTCAATCGAGTGCCACAATATACTGTGCCCATCTCATTACCTTTATCCGGATCTCGATCTAAAGATTTAGTACATTGAATGCATAAGCGATTCATATATTGAACACCCCGTCCACCAGATTGATTTTTAATCTTAGAAATATACATTGCATTTGGATCATCATAAATATGATTTAAGATTATCATTCCACATTTTGTTTTCAAAACTGGAATTGTTAATGCTTTAGTAAAATCATTAATAAACCTCGCGCGTAAGCCTCGATCTAATTTCGCATCATCCTTTTCAATATCCTTAATACATTTCCGAGTAATAAGGGCACCAAGAGAATCTAGTAAACAAACAGCAGTAAATGTTGGATCTATCTTTTGAATTTCTTCAATCGCATCATATACAGAAAGAACCTTATTGGCCGCTTCTTCTACGGTTTTAAGTGTTACATATTCAATCAAACTAAGATCAACACCAGCATTAATAAACATCTGTTTAGATAATCCGCCTTCTGCATCAAAAAGAAATACTTTTTTAACTAAACCAGCCTTAAGTGCATTAATGATTGTTAAAGTAGCGACAAGTGTTTTCCCAGATTGTGATTCGCCGCCAACCAAAATAACTTTATTGCTTGGTATTCCTTGATAAAAACTACCAGAAATAATCCGATTTAATGCATAACACCCCGTATCAAAAGATGAACATTTTTCATCATTAGTACCATAATCTACAGAACCGATTTTTTTACGTAATTCTACTAATTTTAGTTTAATAACATCAGTCATTCTTTTACTCCATTTATTTTTATATTATACCTTTAGGGTGATTAATTTCTATTGTTATTAACGTTGATTACATCAATTTGAATAACTAATACATCACCAATTTTTGTAGCACGGCATACTGGAAAATTATAATTATATTTTCCAATATGAACATCTGCTACAAACATATTCTTTTCATTTTGTTCGTTTTTAATAGTACTTATATTATCAACTACTCCTTTTGCCCTGAATGTCGGATGGCCCGTAAAACTCTGATGTAATTGCTGTTGATTATATTGTGCAGGTTCTCTAGGTTCTCTATTATAATTTTGCATTTTATTCCTTTATTTTTTATTTTTTATTTTTTACACTTATATATCGGACAAAAAAACTTCTTTGTTTTGGTAATACACGATCTAAAAGGATTTGTTGCCGAGTATTTGATAACCCTTCAAGATAACATTGAGTATCTGCAATTTTATTTAAAAGTGACTTAGACATAGAAAGAATACGAATAACCATAAATGGATTATATTCTTTTAAACCATCTTTATATTTTTTACATTTACATGCTAAATCTTCTGCGCAATTCAAGAATTTTTTAAATTGGTTTAGCATTTTTCCTTGGACGACCCCTCTTACGTTTTTTCGGTTTATCTGGATTTTTTACTTCTGGAATATTTTCTTTTTCTTTAATTATTATTGGTGATAAAATAGGAGATTCAACTTTAGAAATAAATACTTTTTTATCTGCTTGCAAAGGTAAATTTTTTTCAATCTTAAACATATTAATCCCAGGCAATTGATTAATAGAAGTAATTTTAGTTTCAGTTTTAATATCAATTTTCTTATCTGGAATTTTCTTTAAATTCGGGGATTGTTCTGATAATTTCTTAGCCTTTATAGGTTGAATTTCACCACGGAATTCTTTCTTAATTAAAATATCAAGAATTTTTCGGGTTTTTGGTTGAATTTCATGATATTCAACATAGGGCAATTGTTCTAAAATAGAAATTACTCCATTAAAAAACCTTTGGCATTTATGTAATTTACAAATCCATTCAATTTCTACTTTCCAAGCATCTGGAACTTTCATTCTAATTCTCCAATTTTCACTTTGTTCTAATCTTTTCTTTGATTTTATCCAAAAACCCTACAGTTAATTGAGTAATAAAGAATTGAACCATTTCATTATCATACCCAATAGTTTTATACATTAAATAAGCACTTGGAAAATGTAAAATAAAATCATGTCCCCCAAGTCTATTACTCATATAAAAACTTTTATTATTATTATTATCTATAGATCGAAATGGCATAGCAATAAAAGGTTTCCCAAATTTTTCACAAAAAACCAACATTGGAATAACATCTGGCTTATTAACTATTCCATGAAATAATTGAGCAATCCAAGTATTGAACTCTTTATTTTCATCTGTAAGTAATTGTTGAAATCGAATCTTTGCCCGCTTTTTACATTCTACATATACATTATTAAAAGATTCAGGTGGAATAAGATCAGCTGAAAAAATCCGTATCTGTGAAGAATCTAATTTATCTTCACGAACAATATTTTTCCCACCTACATAACTTCCAGAATTAGGAACCCTAATAAATGTTTCACCTAACCCTTCACTAAAAATATCAGCTACTTTACGTTCAAATGAATTACCAATAGATTTTGAAGTTGACATTATTAACTAAGCCATATTGCTTTTAAGCGTTTCAGCTAAAGATTCTTCTAATGCCTTAGCCTTTAATTGACGGGATTTTCTATTATCTTTAAGTGTTCTTTTGCCTTTTTTTCTAATACTATCGAATGGATTTGATTCTAGAATACCAAAAAGAGAACAATTTGGACATACCCACTCTTTGAGATCACCCTTAACTACCATTGTCTCTGAACCATAATGACATACTTTGCACCACATCTTTAATCTCCTCTTTATTTCATTAATTCATCTATTGTATTAGCAATAAACTTATCATCTCTGAATTGCTTAAAACGTGGAAGAAATAATGAAACTTTATTATTCTTTTTATTTTCAATTATCATATTATATTCCACTTCTATAATTTTACCAATCATTTCTTCACGTTTATCCCAAATCTCTTTACGATCAATATCAGAATATCCAGTGCCAACATTTACTTCTAGAGAGCCTTCGGCTGATTGACATGTAAAACTACCAAAGCTTTCAGAGTATTTCGTTCCAGGTTCACCTGGGTTAATATTGATGATTTTTAGGTCTGCAGTCCTAATATCTTTCATTTTAACCCAATGTTTACTCCGTTTAAATTCATATTTAGCATGAAGATTTTTTAAGATTAACCCCTCTTCACCTTTTTTAAGAACAGTGTGGAAATAATTTTGAATTTCATCCATTGTATTAAATGTAACATAAGATACCTGTTTAAGATTTTTACAACGAAGATCTTCAGAACCACGGAAATATTGATTAAATTCTTTAAGTCGATCTAAAAGTATTGGTGTATCTTTTGATTCTTTGGTTAAAACATCTCCACGTATAATATCAAAAATATTAAAAATAAAAGTTATTCCCATGGCAAAAGTTCCTCGTAACATTTTATTAAGTTCGCCTGATGTTACAGTTCTTTCTTTTGATGTCAATTCACCATCTAAAAAATAATCTGTATCTTCATAATTATTTAATTGACCTAATTTCAATAATTGATCTTGAATTTCTTTAATATAAATCGAAGGAATCTTATTAAAATTTCGAGTATAAAAAGTAAAATTCTTAGTTTTCTTATGATATTGAGCAATAACTCTAATGCCATCATATTTTAAATTTACTGTAGTTTGGCCTAAAGCCAAATCCCATTTTGAAATATTAGCAAGATCAGAACTTGCTAACATAACTTCACGGGTAAAGATAAGTCCAGGAAAAATTGTATTAATTGTTTTACCAGATAATCCAATATTTAATTTTTTAGTTATAACTTTGATTAAGATTTCTCGTAGTTCTGAATCCTTAATCTTATTACAAAATATGGAAACTTTATTCCGAAGAACATTGTTTATACTTGGAACTCTTTTTAATTCATTAATTAAAAGTTGAAATTCTTCAATTTTACATTCTTGTTCATCAAGATTATGAATAGAATCAATTGATAAATCTATGATTTTAGAAATATGTGTGATAACAAAAGGATCATTAGCAACATAAAGTAACATGCGCATTGACAATTTTGCTTCAGGATGAAGAACACAATGCTTAACAATAAGATCGCCCTTAGCTTTAGTTCCCTTAGTTTTAGAAATTTCATTAAGAACATTTAATGATTCTATAAAATAATTC